GTCCATAAATTTGTTTTCATCTTCAACCGGGCCGAATTTTCCTGTTTGTCCATCCATTCCTTCGGGGTTGTTGACATAACTCGCATATCCGATTCCATCCGTGTAAGGGTTTTGTGTCGGATATAGTCCCATTTCATCCACGGTTATTACGGTTGCCACGGTGGAAGCTGCCCCGCGAATAGTCAACTGCAAATCCTGTGGAATCGTGACAGGCATAATGGTTGGGAAATTCAGCGTAAACCATCCACCAGTGGTGCTCATGGCAGAAGCCAGCACGGTAACGCTAGTTGAAAACGATATAGAGGCACTGGAGATTGTCGCTACAAAACTCGCACCCGAAGAAACCGATGATGCGAGCCACACACGCATCGAGTAATACTGATTTGCTAGAGCAATCGGATCGCCGTAGGTATCAAGGTAGAGGCCCTGGCTCAGTTCCCCAAAATTGCCCGTAGTTGATGGGCAGGTAATTTTCCACTGCGCCCCTGCTGGACGTGATGTAAGCGATATTGTTGTTCCGCCAACCGTTGCGACTGTCCAACCCTGCGGGGAAGTGATTCCTGTCGTATCCGCATCAAAACCCATGTTATTAAGGTTTTGAACGTAGTTTCTTTGACCCCACGTCACTAGACGCGACGAATACTTGCCAAACCCTAACGCTCCATCCAACACAATCTGGTTTGCCAGCATATTTCCCGGCGTGCTGATTCCTAACCCCGCATAGAGCGAGTTATCAGAGAAATCAAGCAATACACTCGTTGTCGTGTTGTCATCAACTTGCGTGGCCGTAGAAACTGTCTGACCTTCCAACTGAGCAGGAACGGGAAGGTAAAAGAATGGCGGCAACTCACCCGGAACATTTGGTTGCGCTCCAGTGAACGCCAAGATTCTCGCCACAATATTGCTTGGCCCTATTGGTATGTTATTAACAGATACATACTGACCGCCATTGGAGACAAAGGACACTGACGGTGAAGGCGTTAGAATCGCTCCCTGACGTGTCAGATACAAAACCTGCATCAAGTGGATTCCAGGAGCACACTGTCCGTAAGGCGTTACGGTACCGAGCGACGTTGATGTAGCATTCGGCCCGTAGTGCTGATAAGTAAACGACGTGGAACTCTGCACTCCAACAACGTAGTAGATTCCATTCCATGCAAATGACACCGTTCCCGTTGTCCAAGTACCATCACCAGTAGTAACCTGCACCTGAAAACTTGTAGCCGTCGGACAGGTTTCAACCGTGAAGTACGTCGGGGTAGGAGTGTTGTCAGGTATCGGCCAAGAGATTGATACCGTTCCACTGCCAGACGTGGAATTGGTCGTGGAGGAAACGTAAAAACAAATCTGCGTAGGGTTTGGAACACTGGCAACCGTGTAGGTTCCATTAAACGATGTATCCGTGACTCCAGCAATCACAATCACTGCGCCAGGGACGACACCGTGCGCCGATGCGGTTGTGATCGTTACAGACCCGCTGTTTCTGACCGCCGAGGAAATTCCCCCGCCAACCGCAACTGCTGTAACTCCGGTGATCGTCACATCTTCACCCGGAGCAAGTCCGTGCGCGGTGCTCGTGTTCACGGTAGCAAGCCCCGGCAGGTTTTCGTTATTAACGACAATGCTTGAAATGCTAGTTCCGATAACCGAAGCGGTTACGCCTGTAATCTGTGCCTGATAACCAACTTGCAAGCCATGAGCAGTTGATGTAGTGACAGAAACTATATTGTTTCCGCGTTGAATTGTGACTCCCGGTACGGGGAAACTACCACCCGTGCCAGTAAGGTAACTACCACTATAAAACTCACACACAAACACAGTTGACGAAACAATGCTTTGGATTACCGAAGGAACGCTATTGAAATAGGACTGACTGTTGCCTGTGATGGTCACCGACTGTCCAATGGTAAGACTTGTGTCAGGCGTAGTGAGTGTAACGGTAATAGTTGACCAGGCGTAATAAGTATCGTCAACAGGATTGTATTGACGGAATTTCCCAGTGGTAACGATACTTGCCACGGTATCTATCCGTGCAGAAGTGACCACCATCGTTACACTTGGAAGAGAGATACTATTGACTACAGGCGCAACCGCCGGGCCATTCTGCGTTACTCTGTCAAGATAAGTACCATCGTACTGCAACGGAACTTCTTGCCCATGAAGGCCATCGGAAATTGCAAGATACTCGCGTCCAAACGCAGTGCAGGAACGGCAGTAACTACCCGGCGTTGAAGTAAATAGCGTTGTATATACACCGGGATTATTCGTTACGTCCTCAACATACAGGACTCCATTGGAATCCATTGTGAGGTTCTTAATGTCGCCTGTTGAAGTAACAAAACTCTTGGTGTACACCGTGGATGGAACAAAAGAGCTAGACCCTCCGGCGGGAAAGGGAGTTGGGTAAACCCGCCGAAGGGCTGGCCGCGACCCCGTAGAACCGGGTGCGAACATCACATCTGAACAGTCAGGAGAGATGTTCTCAGGAACCGCATTAGGCGCAACTTCGCTTACCCATGACCCAAAGACGGTCAAAGGCACGCCTACTGCGCCAGTGGGGTTGATCGCCAAGTTAGCCCCTTACTGATTCAGCGGGAACCAGGCGCGGAACTTGAAAGTCGTAGTCGAAAAAGTTGTGCTATAGGCACCAGCCGTAAATTGCGTTGTGCCATTCCACAACGAAATTTTTCCGTTGGCCTGAGTGCTGCCCTTGATAAACACAGCTTGCCATCCAGTTGCCGATTGACCAGACTGCGGCTCTTCGTACACCTCAACGTGCAGAGGTAGAGCGTTCGACAGAAGCCCCACAAGCGCAGCAAACGAAGCGGTGTCGCCGCCCGACGTATAACTGCCGGAGAATGCCACCGTTCCCTGATAGACACCCTCGGTGTTTGTTGCATCAGGAACACCCATGAAAGCGGTATCCAGTTTAAGAGTAACTGCCATACATTCCTCCTCTGCCGGCATACGGTCTGCGATTCACCGGGCGGCGCTGTTTTTGTGAAACTTCTTGATTGAATATCAAGCGAGCTTTCTTTTCTCCAGACGCAATAAACGTCGCTGCATCCACGTCACCTCTCGGCCCTGCTGCTTCCGCGCAGATAAAATCTGCCAAAGCGTCCATCGCCCGCATAATCGGGATCGGCAGCGTATACCACTGAATAGCCCCATTGGTAACAAAGTCCGGCAGGTACGCCGAATACTCCAACCGCAAGTCCATACTAAAGAGCGACCCCGGCATATAGATGGTGTTGTTTTCCCATAGCCAAAACCGATTTAACCCCCCTTTGCGAACATCGGGTAAAGCGTCTGCGCATGGTTCCATCGGAATAAATGAGGAATTTGTTCCTGTCAGCCTCTCCCACATCCTCAAAGGGAGAATCAAGTCTTGCGGTAGCACTGGAGCCGTGGGCGTAGTTGCTGGGGAATAGTAGCTGACACCATCAAAAAAATACGACCAGTTCAACTGAGTCTGTGAAGCGGGATCAGAACTTGCCACTATGGGAAACGCGGTAAGAACAAGTGGTTTCTTGAACGCCGTGTATCCCATGTTGGCAAGAAAATCCTGTAACCCTCTCCAAGCCGCATTTGCCATCGTCTGAGTGAATGGCTGTGCGTCGGTTAGAATGTCGCCACCAGCGCTCTGGATTGCGTCATTCATCCGTACACGAGCCAAGTTCAGAGCGCCTTCGACGGTATCGAATGGTGCTGTTGGCGCGGGGCTTGGAATGGAGGGCATTTACTTTTTCACCGCCGCCAGGACGTTCTCTTGCTCTGCCATCGCGGCAAGGTACAAATCCTGATTCACAATATGACCGCCTTCGCACATGGCAACGTCAGGGTCAACCACGCGGCCACACATCTTGCACTTCACACGCCCCGTAGGTGCAGCATCCAGCATCCACGGTGAATCCTGCGGATTGTCGCGTCCCAACACCTTTGCTGCAACAAAATGTACATCCGGGTTGACCACCTGTGAAAATAACTTGCGGTCGGTGGCGTAGATATTAGTGATGTACCCATAGAGACTTGAGCACTTCGCTTTCAGCTTCTCTCGTGCAGCCGCTAATTCCTCTTTGGTAGGCTTCTCACCCTCGGCAACAAACACGCCAAAATGAGTAAGCGCCTGGTCAGGACGAGCACCCCGTCCTTCGCCAAGCATGGCATGGGCAAACCCGATACCGTCATCTTCCAACTTGGAATACTCGTCCTCGTTCTTGATTACGAGTTCTTCCATAATGGCTGTGATCGGAGGAACCATCCCGCCTTTGCCATCTGTAACCAATAGCTCGACATACGGATTATTCCACGGACACGCCGGAATCAAGAACTGTCCCGTTGAGCCAGTGTTGACAACGTGACAGTTCTTGA